AGCTAATTATGACCCAGATACAGGGGAACTTAAGAATGTTATCTTTATAGAAGCTGGAACAAACCCAGTTAAACGTAGACATTATCCTTCTTCGGTAGTCGAAAGCGCTGCAGGAGATTTTGCAGGTTTGAAAATGTATATTAATCATCCGACAAAGAAAGAAGAAAAAGAACGCCCAGAAAGAGATGTACGAGACTGGGCATCAACTATTACGGAATCTCGCGGAGAAAATGGCAAAGCTGTCGGTACGGTGGCTGTTCACGATCCGTGGTTACGTGAAAGACTGACTGATCCTACTTTTAAGGAGAACATCGGTCTTTCTATAAATATGGGTGGTCGTATATCTTATGGTAAGGTAAACGGTCAGGAAATGCAAATAGTCGAGAAAATCATACCGCAACGGAAAAACGGTCCAGCATCAGTAGATTGGGTGACAGAAGCCGGCGCGCGTGGAAGAATTCCTCGATTACTCGAATCCAGAAGAGAGGAGATTGAAATGTACGAAAATTTTAAAGTAGCAGATCTAAAGAAGGAAAATCCGGAGGCTTATAACGGTTTGATTGAAAGTATCAAGAAAGATTTGAATACTAAATCAACAGAAGACCAGCTAAAGGAAAGTCAAGCAAAGGTAAAATCTTTGCAGGAAGCAGGAAAAACAGAGAAGCAATCTATAAAGATTGACGAACTGTTAGAGAAATCTTCTCTTCCAGAAGTTGGGAAGAAAAGAGTTAAGAAAGATCTTTGTGAAAAGACTTTCGAATCAGAAGAAAAATTAGTTGAAGCGGTAAATGCCAGCATGAAAGAAGAATTAGGTTACATTAATTCTTTTAGCACTAAAGGCAAAATTAAAACTAATACAGGTGCAGGTGCTGGAGATGGAAAAGGGGATAAAGACTTAAGAGAAAACTTAGTAGATGAGTTAAGTGGTCGATTAGGTTTAGATGAAAAAAAGAAAGATAAAGACGAAGACTAATCTTTATTTAATTAATTAAAAAACAGCCTCGCTCGGTAAAGAGCCGAGAACTATAAAGGAAGGTAAACAAAATGGCAAAGAATTTTAAATTCTCAGGTAAACGAGTTCACGTAGCTATCGAAAATGATGTAGCTTCAGGCGCATTAAAAAGAGAGCGTGGATTTATCGGTATCCCGATTACAAATGGATTAGCTGGTGCTTCTGTAGCGTTCGCGCTAGAGGGTGTATGGGGTATGACATTTAGTGGTCAAGGTACTGTAAATGCCGGTACGATTCTGTACTGGGATACTACTGCAGGAGCATTGTCTATTGGTTCGGCCAATGATGATTACGCAGCAGTTAAGGCAATTTCTGCGAAAGCAGCGGATAATTCTTTTGACGGTTTGTTGCTTCCACAAGCACGACCTGTCGGACAAGATCAATCATAAACCCTGTGTATGATGTAAATACATAAACTGGAGTAAAAAACAATGAGGAAATCATTAATTAAAATATATCAGGAACTACACGAAGCGCATTCTACTTCAGACTTTCCTAAACTTTTAGCAGATGTTATGCACAAAAAGTTAATTAGAAAGTTTAAAGGTGTAAGTTCACCTTGGCGTAAGTATCTTGAGCGCGGTGATATGGCTGATTTCAAAACGCACAACAGAAATTGGTTAGAAGAAGCTCCTGATCTTATTAAGAAAACAGAAGGCGGTAATTACAAAGGTTCAACAGTGGAAGAGCAATCTTACGCTATCCAATTGGAAACATTTGGACGAACTTTTAGTATTACCCGCGAAACTATTATTAACGATGATACGAAAGAGTTGCTTAAACAACCAGAAAGATTTGGTCGAGCAACTGGACGCACAATTGCAAAAGATGCTGTAAAGCTTCTTGAAGCGGATGGTTTTTGTTATGATGGTAAAACGTTATTTCATAACGATCACGGTAACAAAGTTGCCGGAACGTTAACAAATGATGCAGCTGGTATTGCGTTACTTGCAGAAATGATGACAACTGTTGAAGATTCCACAGATGAAGCAAGTCAAAAGCTAGGCATTGAAGCAAAGATGCTTGTTGTTCCTTCGGCTTTGGAAGACACCGCACTACGTATTACACAAGGACAGCAGTTTATCCCAGTGTCTACGACAGGCGGTACAACTCAAGTTGGAAAAGTTACTCGACTTGAAGTTGTCAAAGAACCATTCCTTACGAGTACCACCAAGTTTTACGTGATGGCTACTCCAGAAGATGCTCCGATAGGGGAAATGGGATTCTTGAATGGAAAAGAAGAGCCTGATTTGTTAGTTCAAAAATCAGATGCAGTATTTTCAGCTGGGGGCGGAGATGATCCGTGGGGTTATGAATTTGATGACCTGAATTTTAAAGTTCGGCACGATTGGGCGAAGGCTCGCGCTATGTACCAAGGTGTTGTTCGAGGGGGATAAGGTTAATCCTTTAACGTAAAAAATATATACAAGGGCTAACCACCCTTGTATATTTTGGAGAATAAAATGTCATTTACTTTTGATACAAGTACAAATATAGGGAAAGTAAGAACTTTAATCGGAGATACGGATTCGGCTAATGTAATATTAACCGATGAAGAGATTCAAGTATTTCTGGACTTGCGAATTAATGATATTTATTTATCTTCAGCAGATGCTCTTAGGCGTATGGCAGCTGATAAAGCTATTCTCGAAAAGAAAATTAAGGCCGGGAATTACGAAGAAGATCCAAGGGGTATGTCAAAAACGCTTCGAGAGTTAGCACAGACCTACGAAGAAACCGCCGCTAATGCGCCAGCCGAAGCATTCACAGAAACAGTATTAACTGATTTTAATTACCGAACAATCGTCGGAGATAGAGCCCTTAGAGGGGAGGAATAACAAATGAAAAAGAGTTGGAAAGAACATTTTTGGCATGGAGTTCCTTGCATGCGTACGAGGATACAAGATATTATTGATCGAGTTGGTACGAATAAAAACGTTATAGAGGCTGGTTGCAACGAAGGATTTGTTTCCAGGGGATTGCAAGAGGCAGGGAATATAGTAGTAAGTGTGGACAATGACCCTGTACAGATAGAGAAAGCTAAAAATATGTTTGGGTTAACCGTATTGAATGCTGATATAAATGATTTACCTTTTGAAGATAATTATTTTGATGTGGCAGTTGGTACAGAAGTATTAGAACACATTGCAAATCCTGGAAAGGGTTGGACGGAACTATTTAGAGTAGCTAAGGAGAAAGTAATAATTTCTTTACCCATTGGAGAATATTGGTTGGGTGAAAAAACTCATTTGTGGGAAATTCAAGGTGGTGTAATTGAACATGATTCAGGTAATCTGGAACTACCTGAGAAACATTTATTCATATTAGAATTTATAAGGAGAAGATAATGGTACGGAAAGTTGAAAAAAAAACAATTAAAAAAGCGATTAAAAAAGTAGTTAAGAAAGTAATCGCGCCAAAATCTACACGCCTTGAAGACGTTAAAAGATTAATTGACGGGGCAAACAAAACTGCAATGTACGATTGGTTGGTAGGATTAGATTCTCCTGGACCGACTCCCAGAGATGCTGGGTATTATCGTTTGCTTTATCTTTTAGCTAAAGAGTTTAAAATGAAATATATGGCAGACCTTGGAACGTGTGAAGGTGTGTCAGCTATGTGCATGGCAAAAGGAAATCCTGAAGGTTTTGTGTACTCTTTAGATATTGTAAATAAATTAGATAGCCGTTGTGCACAATCAAACGTAGCGTATATATATGAAGATGCAGTATTACTTTCTTCAGATTCTGACTATGATTTTTTAGATCTGCTGTTTATAGACGTAGAACATGAACCAGCAAGCATGGAAAAAGCTTTTAAAGCGTGGGAAAAATATTTATTAAAAGATAGTGTTATTTTATTTGATGGGGTTAGTTGGAATAAAAGACCTCAAATGTGGGAATGGTGGGCATCTTTTACCCCAGAAGGGTATCATAAACTTTATAGTTTGGAACTTCATTCACTTGAAGATGCAGGAATGGGAATCTTAATTAAAAAATAACCGATGGCTTAGAGCCACAAACTGGAGGGAAAATGAAAATAGTACATGAACTAACTCAGCTCGATCACGGCGGTGTGGAAAAAGTAATCAAGAATATTATCGAATATGATCTTGAGAATGAACACACGATTGTAGCTTATAAAGACGGCACATATAAAAAGAAACTAGAAGACGCCGGGGCTAAAATAATTTTGGCTTGTGATGAGGACGTAGGCGTAGATGCGGATGTAATTCATATTCATACCGGAGGCGGTATAAGTCAATTGGCACATCAATTAAGTACGCGGTTTCCTATTGTAGAAACGATTCACTCTCCAGTGCGGTCTCCTATGAGTAATATGACAATTACGCAAAGAATAGGTGTTACAGATGTGGTATCCAGAATGAACAGCAATTGTAAAACAATACACAATGGACTTGCTTTTTCAGATATGATACCTACAAAAACGCCTGCTGAAGTTATTGAAGAATTAGGTATTGATTCAGAAATACCTATTGTAGGACGGCTGGGAAGATTGGGAAGAGACAAAGGTTTAGAGGATTGGATTTTAACATGTTACGAGTTACAGAAACAGGGCGTTATATTTACTCCTATGGTTATCGGTGGAGAAGCTCGAGGCTGTAACGGGTATAGAGGCAAGCTAAAATTGCTGGCTGCATCACTTCCCGTTAAGGATATTGTGTGGGTTGATACTACGGACGATATAGCTAATTATTTACAGCTGATGGAAGTATTTTTATATCCTAGCCCAACAGAAGGCTTTGGATTAGTGTTAATTGAGGCTATGTATAGCGGGTGCGTAGTTGTTTCATATGATAATGAAGTTAACCAGGAACTTATAGCAGGATATTCAATTCTTACAGATCGAAGTATAGCAGGTCTGGTAAAAGGGACTTTAAAGGCCCTAGATACAAATTATCAAGACGCACTTAGTGGTATTTCCAGGGATTGGGTAAAGGATAAATATGATGCAGCGGTTATGTCACAAAATTATCAAGATGTGTATAAAGAAGTTTTAAAAAAATGGGATATTAAACATGAGCGAAGTAACCAACATACTGACAGCTGTTGTCAATCTTAAACGGAACACATCGTTCTTATTAGAGAAGGTAGCGGTTTCACCAAATCCAACAGTGGATCGTCAACCGATTGAAAGTTCCAGACTTGAAGTTACAATTGTAGGAGCTACGATTGCGACAACAGGGGTTGTAGATATAGCTGGAAATGTGAACGAGAGTTTTAATTTTACAGCTGATGGAATAGAAATAGGCGTACAAAACATTACAACTATTTCAGGGATAAGTTTAAGCGGTATTGATGATGGTTTTGTAGATGTGCGCGCGGTAGATAAAATGGGGCAATCTATAAACCAGGAAAAAACCGTGCAAGATAGTATGGCTGTTCGGTTTTTTAGATACCAGGGTAGCGCAAGAGGCCAAGGGCGTATCGCTATTAAAATGATGAAACAGGGACAGGAAAAAGTAGCAGATTACGGCATGATAAGTGAACCAGATTCAGACGTTGAAGAAAATGATTTAGTATACGTACAATCTGGAATGTCAGGTTTTACATTAGGACAAGTTCACCTGTCAGAGAAGTTAATAAACTTTGCGGGTGCGACACATCACACAGAATCAGAAATAGTAAAAATACATTAATCCAAGGAGACATAAGATGTCCAAACCAAAGTTTTCAATTATTACAGTCGCATTTAATTCGCTAGAAGATACTATAAAATGTATTAAGAGTGTTAAGGCACATTCAAATGATTATGAGTTTATTATAGTTGATAATGCTTCTACAGATGGGACACGAGAGTATTTAGTCGGACTAGAGACACAACCTTCGAAAGGTTTAATTAAAGTTGTAACTTGTGAAAATATAAATACGTTTGCTGTGAATAATAATATCGGTCTACAACTAGCCGAAGGTGAATACGTTGTATTCTTAAACAACGATACGGAAGTATACGAAGGTTGGCTGGACAATATGTGTGAACATTTTAACCAAGTTCCACTTAGCAATATTGGAATGGTCGGTCCAGTAACCTGTGCTTCAAACGGTAAACAATACGTTGGTCATCAAAACGCTGCTGAATGGTATGAACAATATAAAGGAAGATGGTCTCACGCGGGAATTTTATACGGTTGGTGTATGATGATTCCTAAAAAGATCTTAGACGAAGTAGGGGGTTTTGACGAACGATTCGAAAACAGTCACGAAGATAATGACCTATGCCTTCGTATTCAGCATGCAGGTTATAAACTTATTGTGGCATACGATACGTACATATATCATAAAGGACAAGGTACTTTGCGACACACTTTAACACCAGAGGAATATAAAGATAAGGGTGAAGAAAATAGACAAAGATATTATGATAAATGGTACAAGCCGACACCTAAAAAATTAGTAGCTTTGTATCGTACGAACGGAGGAGAATATTTAGAGAAGAGCCTAGAACAAACTTCTAAATTTGCAGACAATATTATTATTCATTTTTGTAGAGCTCCTCAAGAGTTTATTGTTCTGGATTCACGGTATATAAATTTAGATACGAATGAGAGTTTTAAAGGGAATCTTAAACTTGACAGAACGAGTTACGAAACATATTTACAATTAAAATTTCCAAAGCTTATAAAAATAGAATGGTATGATGGGATATTTCAAGAGGATTATGAACGTAATTGGTTACTTCAAGAGGCTTTGAAATTAAAAGAACAAGGATTAGCCGACTGGTGTATATCGATTGACGATGATGAATTTTACGAGGATAAGTTTGCTGAAAGAGTTCAATCATATATGAATCCTCGAAATCCTGAGATAATGGGTTACTGGTGCCAGTGGAGAACTATCTGGAAGAAAGAATTAGGTGTGGAGTATTATAGAACAGATTCTACTTTTGGTACGTTTGCAAATTATCGATTCTTTAAGCTGTTGAAGAATCAAGAGATTACTTCTACTCATCCCGAAGGTCATCATTGTGGAAGCGCGCCTGCTTTTTCAGAAGAGAACTTACAGCACTTAAATATCCGAGTAAAACATATGGGATATGATACTCCAGAACAACGTCAGAAAAAATATGAGTTCTATCAAGCTAATGACAATTTTAAATCAAAAGCCGATATTGGATATGAAGATTATTCTCATTTAATTTCTGTTAATCCAGAAATACAGGAATATAGAGAAAATAATAAAGTATCTTTGGTCATGATGATTAAAAACGAGGAAGAATATTTACAGGGTTGTTTAGAGCATGTGCAATATTTAGTTGATGAGTATGTAATTATAGACACAGGCTCAACGGATAAAACTTTAGAAATTATAAAAGAGTTTAGAAAGTATAGCCCTGTTACAGTTAAGTTATTTACGCATCCATGGGTGAATAATTACTCTATCCCTCGGAATTTTGGAAAGTCTCTTGCTTCTCATCCTTGGATATTACATATGGATGCGGATGAACGGTTTGGACCTAAAGATATGATTAATCTGGCGAAGTTAACAGAAACTTCCTATGAGTTTATTAAATTTCATGTGGTTAATTATTTAGAAAGACCTACAGGAAATACCCCGCCGAGATATGCGTCTACCGAATCTGTACGTATGTTTAAAAATATTCCTGAGTATTATTATTCCGGTGTAATTCATGAAACTTTGGACAGTGCAATTGCGGCAAGAGGTGAAAAGATACGAGGCCATTTTGGGCAGGCTAATTTTCCTTTATTGCATTTTGGATACCTTAGAAAAGATAAAAAACGTTTAAGAACTAAGTTAGATTATTATGAAGATTTAAATAAAAGACAAATTGAAATAACTGAAGGATTGGATGCAAGACCGTATTATAATTTGGCTCTTCACTATTTGAATGACGATCAAACAGAGAGAGCTTTAGAGTCTTTACAGACAGCTGTAAAAGTTAATCCTAATTTTTGGCATGCTCATCAACAACTTGCTGCTCTAAATATTATGAGCGCTAAAAAATATTTACAGCATACTATTGATACTATACCAGTAGATCATATATATAGAAATGAAGCTATAAAAATATTAGATTATTTAAATGAAAATTCAGAAGGATGTAAAAAGGTAATTTAAAATGCCCGTAACAGGACAAAGATTAGTAGCAGCGAATATAATTAGATTTGGCGGAGGATTTGTACGCCATACTAATGTTGTTATGGAGGGTATACTTAAAATTCTGGATAAGAAAGTTACTGAGAATATCAGTTTAACAGATCACTCTTTAAAAGATTTAAAAATATTAGGCCATCCTTATGCTACAAAGCACGGTAGAGCGGGTAAGAGTTTACATAACCCAAATTATCAAGTACATAAACAGTCTGGTAAGTTGTTATCTGCTAAAAGAGCATTTACTACGAAAGCTTCTATTGCTGGGGGAAGACTTCAAGCTTCTGCAAATGTTCTATTGGACGAAACAAAAGCAGCACATGTGTTACCTGTAATTTTTGGTACCAGTAAAATGATACCGCGTCCTGTTCTCCAGGGCAGTGGGAATCAAGTACGCGCGATAGCTTTTGTATTAATACGTACACAATTAAAAGGTTTAACATTTACATTGAGGTAATTTATGGTATTCACACCTACAGCAGAGCAAAAAATAGTAGAGAAGATAAGAAAGGTATTGACAGCAGATACGGATTTAAATACGTACGTTAAAAAAAGAGTATATGGAGCGTATATTTCTTTAATTCATGAACCTGTTTATCCTGCTGTCTCATTACACATTTTGTCAGGAGGAGCGCAGTCCTCATTAGATACCCTTATAGCTGTAAATATACAGGTAGATTTATGGTTTCCTTCTGATAAATTTACAGTTGAAGATGTTATGCTGGCTTATGGTAAAATTAGGGCCTTGCTGCATAGGCAAAAATTAACGGATACAGCGTTATCTTTAACAGCGTTAAATAGCCTGGAAACTTCGAGCGGACCAGTAATGTACGAAGACGATACGTCCCTATATCATTTTCCAGCGGTATATAACTTTTTAGCCTTGTGAGGAATTTATGGCAACTATTTTATGGAAATGTATTACTTGTCAAGCGACATTAGGACACGTAGAAAATGAAACAGTAATACGTGTTAAGAGAAAAGATTTGTATGTAGAAATAGGAACTGTGACAGGTTGCTACGTTACAGTAAACTGTACAAAATGTGGGAAGCCGAATATGTTACAAGATTTACCGGAAGAAGTACAAAATATTCAAAGTTAAAATACTAAGAAAGGAGGAATAATCAAATGGCAGTAAATGTACCAGCACATGAAGAAGGACGTTTTTCGTTTGGTCCAGGGATTTTATATCTTGGAGCATTAGGAACAACTCCAACTACGGACATTGGAGCAGTGAAAGGAGATGTTGAAGTCCTTATCCAAAGAGTTCCCTTAGAAGTTAAGCAGGGAAGTCCTCAAACGCTAATTAAAAAGTATGCTGTTGAAGAAAATCTTACTCTAAAGATTACTGGAATTGAGTGGAATTTAGACAACATTGCATATGCTGTAGGCGCAGGTATTACATCCATAAGTGGAGCGGATGAAATATTTGAGTTTGGTGGAGACGTAGATAATAACAACCGCGCGTTAAGGTTTGTTCATATCCAACCAGACGGTTCAACTATTGACCTTCATATTTTTAAAGCTGAAGGTTCAGGAGAGTTGGCAATTGCGTTAAAGGAAACAGACATGCATGAATTCCCTTTTGAATTTGACGTGCTAGAAGGTTCGTTGGATTTTGAAGGAAATGCTTTAGCAGCAAGTAAGAAAAAGTTCAAAATTATAAGAACTGGAGTTTAATCCAAATATGGAAGGAGTCATTTAGATGGCCGAAAAACTTAAAAAAGAAAAAAGTGATATAGATATTATTACACGTAAAGGTATACAAGTAGAAGTATTCGGTAAGAAAAAAGAAATAAAACCCTTTGTTCTTAGGAATAGGATTATAGTTGTAAAAACTATTACAAGTATTTTAAAAGGTATATTAAATTCTAATCCGGAAATACTTCAAAGCAATGATGCTTTAGCTATAGGTACTGTGGTTGTCCAGGAAGCGGGGGATAAATTAATCGGTATATACGCTGTAATTCTTGAAGAAACTGAAGAGTTTATTCTTGATAATTTAGTAATGAAAGAAGAAATAGCGTTAATAGAAGCTGTAATGGAAGTGAACGATCTCCCTTTTTTGATAAGCCAAGTTCAAAGAATTCTAAAGAAGAAGGCATAGGATTAATAGAATTAATTTCGACCTTGGCAAACGCTTATAGTTGGACACAAGATTATATTTTAGATAATTTAACACTAGAAGAAATAGGCCAGCATGTTAAATGGATTCAAAAAGCAAATAATATTAGTTTACGTAACATAACAGAAAGTAATTTTTACGCGACAGCCTACAGTCAAGGCGCTATTAAGAAAAAAACTTATGATATGTATTTAAATATGCTAGCACCTATTAAAATTAAAAAGAATATTAATGTGTCAAAAACTGTTGATGATATGAAAAGAAGAGGATTACCTGTAGAGGAGAAGTAAAATGGTTGGAATACCGGGTCGAGGACAATCATTAGGTGCTTTAGTTGTTAGTATAACTACTGACTTAAGAGGTTTACAAACAGGTTTAACCAGAGCTGATGCTAAAGTTAGCGCGTCAACTCGTCTTATAGAGAAGAGAACGGCAATAGCAGGCAAAGCAATTTTAGGTTTAGGTGCAGCTTTTTTAATTACCGCAGGTATAATAGGAAAAGCTGCGGCTAATTATGAATCAGATTTTGCCGGTATACGTAAAACTGTAAATGCTACAGAAAAAGAATTTGAACAATTAGATGCTAATCTAAAAAAACTTTCTTTAACTATACCTGTGTCAGCTGGAGAACTTGCTAATATAACAGAAATAGCCGGTCAGTTGGGGGTTAAGGGTGTCAGTAATTTAACAAAGTTTACAAAGACAATAGCTCTCTTAGGTCTTACTACTAATATTCAAGGCGAACAAGCCGCGTTACAGTTAAGCCGCTTTATTAATATTCTCGGCGAAGACCAGGGTGATGTAGATAGAATTGGTTCAGCTTTAGTTGAATTAGGAAATAATTTTGCAGCACGTGAAGACGAGATATTACAGTTAAGTTTATCTTTAGCTTCTTTTGGTCGTCAGATAGGTTTAACAGCTGGCGATGTTTTAGCCTTCGCAACAATAATTAAAGCATCAGGTGGTGAATCTCAAGCCGCGGGTACTGCTTTCCAGAAAGTGGCTTTAACTTTAAAAGATGCTGTTATAACAGGTAGTGCGGATCTTGAAGATTTCGCTAAAATTATCGGTACTACTGGAGAGCAGGTACAAAAAACATTTAGAGACGATGCTACCGAAGCTATAGTTCAATTTATAGAAGGTTTAAAAAGAATTGAAGACGCTGGAGGAAGTGTTAAACAAGCTTTAGCTTCTGTAGGATTAGCTGACCAGCGTTTAATTCGAGAGTTTGGTAAAATTACAAGTTCAACAGATGATTTAAGAGATGCTCTAAGTAAGTCTAATACGCAAATAGCCGTAAATAATGCTCTTGTTTTAGAAGCTGCTAAACGTATAGACACAGCAAATGCTCAGTTAAAAATAATGGCAAATAATATTAATCTTGTAGCTATTAAACTGGGCGATAAACTTTTACCAGCTGTGAGAGCGCTTAATATAGCTTTTAGTGTTCTTAACGGTACATTTCAAGAAGGTGCTCTTGGTCTTAAAAAAGCTTTTGAGGGTGATGATAAAGTATTACAAGCGGCTAAATTAAAACTGGTTGAACTAAATGAAATACGAAATAAACTAATAAAAGAAAAAGATTCTGAAGGAAGTTTTTTTAGTCGTAAGGTACTAGAGGAAGAAATTAGGCTTATAGAGTTACAAGAGCAAAAATTAAAAGAGTTAATAGGTACGCGTACTATTTTCGCAGGCCCACCAGAGGAAGAAGAAGACGAAGAACAATTAGATCCAGCTACAGTAGTAAGTGAGATAGCCGTATTTCAACAAGAGATTTTAGGCTTAAATGCTGCAGCGCTTCAAAGTAGGTTAGATGAATTAAATAGAACGGTAGCACAGGAAAAATCAATTGAGGAACAAAAAACTCTTGAATTAAAAAAACAATTAAAGCTACGTATCGCAGCAGAAGAAAAAGCAGCGCAATTAGAACAAGCAATACGAACCCAATCGTTTTCACTTGCTTCAGCACTAATAACATCATTTGTGGGAAATTCAAAATCGGCTGCAATAGCCCTAAAAGCTATTAGAATAGGAGAAGTAATTATTGATGGAATGGCGGCGATAGCAACTATCCAAGCTAAATGGGCTGCTATTCCTCCTGTAGCTGCAGCGTTAGTAACGAAACAAAAAATATCTACCGCTCTTCAAGTAGCAACAATTGCAGCTACAGGATTCGCTACTGGAACAGACAGCGTACCTGCGAATTTAACACCGGGAGAAATGGTTATTCCCAGGTCGTTCTCAGATGCTATACGCACGGGTAATTTAACTTTAGGGGGACCTGAAGGACGCGGAGGAGCTCAGCGTTCAAATCAACCGTCAACAATTATAATTGAAGCTATAAATATTACAACAGAAGGTCCGCTTGACCTTGATACAGTTCCTGAGATAGTAGAAGAAATAGGAATTCAAACTGAAAATGAATTGAGAGGTGCGTAATGGGATTGGCATTTAAAATTAGTCCGGAAAATATAATGGGAGACTTTGGATATTTTGAGTCTTGGTCTCAGGGTACGTCAGTAGCCCCAGATGGATGGATTGCTACAGGTGTATCGGGGAGTATTGCACAGGAATCTACAATAAAAAAGTTTGGTAGTTTTTCAGCTAAAATAACTTCAGGAGCGTCTGGAGTATACGCTTTGGAATACAATTACGATATTACGACGCGTAGTATTCTAACGAAGACTGGATTAATATTAGGAGAAGTTTACTGGGGTGGAAAGACTATTACCTACGGTGTTTGGGTTCACGCTTCAACTGCTTCAAAGGCTAGAATATACATTAGTGATGGAACGGGTGCGCGGTCAGATTCTTCTTTTCACACAGGCGGTGGAGATTGGGAATTTTTAACTGTTGAAAGACAAATAGGAACTGATCCTACTGAATTGATATTCGGTTGTGAAGTAGCCGCGACTTCGGAAGTAGCTTATTTTGACGGAGGTATATTTTCTGAAAGTGAATTAACCTTTACAGATTTTAGAAATGACAACGTATATGTTCAAGAAAGAAATTGGCAGCCCTCAGTATCTTTCAGCATTGCAAGTTTTGTTATTCCCAGAAAAGCAGGATCAGCTGTACAAGACACCAAAATAAAGCAGAAAACTTTATCCCTTAGAGTTCAGATACATGATCCTGATTTTGAAACAGCAAGAGGATTTTATGATGTACTAATCAGAGCTGTATCGAATGGGGTTAAGGATTTATTATTTGCAGATGATAGATTACTAAAGGTACGCCTAAGCGGTGTATCAAGTTTAAAATATCAAGCAGAGGCAAGAGTATATACATTTCGTTTAAAGTTTATATCTTTATCCCCGTTTGAACAGCATGTATCTCGAAAAAGAAGCTCAACGGCTATAGTTACTTCTCCTCAATCATTCCAGATAGAGGTAGCTGGAAGCGTAGAGACTTTTCCTATTATACGTATTCTTCCCGCGGGTCAAATTATATCCAGTTTAGTATTAGACAATTTAACTACAGGGGAAGATTTTTCATACGGTGAAAATGTAGCTGATGGAGGTACTCTGTTTATTGATACAGATACTCTAGAAGTTTTGAACGATGGTTTAGACGGTCAATCTTATGTTACAGGGGATTATTTAAAACTAGTGCCAGGAACTAATTTTCTTAAAGTTACAGGGACAACCGATCACACGTTACAAATTGATTGGTTTGATAAATACTTATGATATATAGAATTGAATTACGAGATAGAGATTTGGAATATATACGCACGCTTGATGAACGCGTAGAAGGTTTAAGCTGGGGGTATAATCGTATCGGAGGATGCGCAGGTATCTCTTTCAGAGCTCCAAGTCGGTACTGTTCAGAAGTAGATTTAGGTACAAACTTTAACATACGTGTATTAGCTAAAAATTTAGTTACGGGAACCTATGATTTAAAATATCAAGGACGGTTAGAGAATATCGGATCTAATGTAACGGGAATAAAAGAGTCTGTTCGAGTAACGGGGTTCGGATACCAGTCAGAATTAAAAGATATTATTTTTAATAAAAATTATGCTTCGACAGAAATAAGTGTAATTGTTAAAGACATACTTGATACATTTGTAGTCCCAAATACAAATATTACATATGACACTGCGGACATAGTTGCGACAAGTTTTACGCCGAATAATTTAGAATTTAGTTATGTAACTGCTCAGCAGGCTATGTCTAAACTTGCTGATATTACAGGGAGCAGAGAGTGGGGAGTTAACGCGGAAAGAAAATTCTTTTTTAAACAAGAGTCTGCAGAAACTAATTTATTTTATCCTATTACTGGAGGGAAGATATCGAACTTCGATATTGATTCTTCTTCCAGAGAAATAATTAATCACGTAGTAGTCATAGGTGGAGATGTGGCAGGTTCTAAGTTTGTATTTGAAAAAGACTATACGCGTAATCAAGATAAATATAAACGGAGAGATAAAATAATAAATAATTCTGCTATCGTAACAGACGAAGTTGCTGAGCAGTTTGCAGACGCGGCTCAGGCTCTTGGAGACGGTGCGGTTAGGCGTGGTAAATTTACATTAAAAGATGAAGTATATTTTGAAGATGAAAACCCTCTACCTTTAATAGAAATTCAAACACGGGAAATTAACTGGGATGAACGTGGATGGGATACTTTTTTATGGGCAGGAGAGCCTGCCTTTCAAATATCAAAAATTAAATATACATTAGACAGTTTGTCAAATTTAATTTTAAACGTGCAAGTAGGGCAACCCTTGCCAAGCCAAGTACAAGACTTAAAACAATTACAATTTAATTTAGATCAAGTAGTTCAAGCAAGATAGGAGAAACCATGGTAAATCCAGCAAGCACGTTTCCAGCCGTAGACGATACGTTTAATGTGCAAGAGCCTAAAAAAGATAAAGCATCTCATAAAATTATAAACCATATGCAGAATGCTATACTAGCTCTTGAGGCTAATATTGGAAATGACGTTCACGGAACGCGAACAGATTTATTAGAACGTCTTTCTATTATGATGGCTACAAATGGGGCGATTGCAAACGGGGCTTCTTTTCCCGGATCCCCAGTAGACGGGCAATTTTTTTATCGTACAGATCAAAATGTGGCACATATTTATAATGGGGCAACTTGGGATTCTTTAGGAGAGTCTTTAAGTAATGTTATTTTTTCATGGGCAGGAGTAGGGGCATCTACTGCAACCGCCAATGGACTTTATACAGGGGCAACGCAAGGGCCCGATATTAACGTGGATAATGTAGGATATGGTTTTGTTGCTGTTCGTGGAACATCGTTTATAACAGTATTAGATTTCCAATATACGCATATTTCTGGTATAGCTAACGTAACTATAAATGCTAGGCTATGGGCAGAAAGTGCAGGGGCAACGCAAGAATGTATTTGTAATGTAGACATAGGTGGTCAAGCTCAAACAGTATCAAGTGTGACATCTAATGTTCCGGCATGGTATCAAGCAGGCTCGGATATTGATGTTTCAGGGTTAACCCCAGGAACAACTTATGATGGGATAATTCAATTAAAAGATGAAAATAGCTCTCAAACAGGGTATTGTTCAGGAATAGTTTTAGTTGGTTCATAAATAAAACAAGGAGAAAAAAATGGGAGTTAAGTTTAAAGTAAAAAAAATAGGTAATCAAGTAGAATTGACAGAGACAATTCCAGCTAAGGATATCATTACCAAATTAAATCTTCAAGATCTTAAAGCGAAAAAAAGAGCTATTGAAAAAGGAAAAGAAGCTGAAGAAAGACATGTAGCCAAATTGTTAAATGCTTTAGCACAGCGAGACGCAGACATATTAGAAATTCAAGAAATGATAGATTTGGCGATATCCTTAGGGGTAGTGGATGAACCAGTATCAGCCTAGTAGGGAACGCGGTGATTTTGAGATAGCTAATATAAACTTAATAAAATTAGCCCAGGATATAAAAAACGCGGAACATTTTTTAGGCAAAATAGCAAAACGTATTGATCTTGCTGTGGCAGAAACTATGGCATTTAAATTAAGAGGAGACTTAAAAAAAATGGAAAAATTTACTTTAGACGTGCCGAAGATGGGATATATACTTTTAAGTAAATACGAACCCCACAAAGGAAATGATTTTTTTGGAAAAGCTATTTACCGTACCCAACTTAACGCCTCACTAAACATAAAAAATTGTCTGTATACACACGCTGAAATTCTAAGTGGTGGACCTCACAGCGTAAGAATAAACCCTCCGCGTTCTAACTGGATTGACATTACAAAATATTATTCTGGAAAGTACATTAAAATAGTAAAGTTAAACAATGACATTTATCAAGGCTATGATAATAAATATCGATACAAAATAAACTGTTTTTATAATAGCTTGAATAATTTAAGATACGATGGTAGAGGAATTTTAGCTTTTGTATCTAGATGGTTTCACCATAGTAAACGTAAATATTTTTGTTCGGAAGGTGTGTGTTGGGCTATTCAAAAAATATACCCTGGATTTTTCGGAGGTGGTGCAGCTAATAAATGTTACCCTGCTTCCATCTTAGCAGATCCAGGAATAGAATTAGTATGGGAGGGTAGGCTTCCTTAATTACCTAACCCTCCATAGCGGAGTTCCATTATTTTCCATTCGACATCAAAGTTATAACATAACATTCTCATAAGTACATAACCTCCATCTTCTTGAAAATTCTGCATGGACTTAAATATATATTTTAGAAAAGTATCTTTCTTCGGTCCCATCAACCATAAAAAAGCAATGGTACAGTGAAATTGTGCTAAAAGTTTTTGATAATCTTTATCAAAATAAGAACACGCCATAGAATCTATAAGTTCCTGTATTTCTTCTTCCAGAGCCTTCAAATCCAGCTTGGCTCTTTTTCTCCAGCGTTGCCTATGTTCTGTGTCGTGGTATTTTGGATTTACATATTTATCTTTTGCGTTTGCCCATGTTAATTTATGAACTAAAATTTCAAACTGAACTCTAAACGGATCAGTTTTTGTTTCTTCTATTTCCTTTAGTTTTTCCAGAATTTCCTTTTGTGTTCTCATTTTTTTCCTTTAGGGTTTGGTTTCTAAAATCATCATACGTGCATGTTGAAGTTTAGAGTCAGGAACAAAAACTAGATTATCATACACTGCAGTTTTAATATTATAGAATTTATAAATCCATCCGTTGTGAACTTTAAAAACAAACGCATCGTGTACTTCTAGTTGTAGCGTTTCATGTAATTTCATTTTGTAAATATTTTTATCCATTTCTTTCTTCCTTTTCCATAGATACTAAAAAGTTTACTTCTTCAACAATCAACCTTTGGCGTTCTAAATTCATTTTGCCTAGCTCATGATACATCTGTACTGCTGCGGATAACATTTCAGATTCTTTTATTAATTGATTAATGCGCTTGTGATAATGACTTGACATTTTTTACCACGCTTCACAGTTTATATTTTCACCTCTTATTTTAAACGACTTAACTAAATCTTTTGCGTATTCGTTTCGTGAACAGTAAATCTCTTCAAACATTTTAAATAAAGAGTTGTTTGTTTCCGGTTGAACTTTAAATGAAGGAATCGGATCTACAAATTCAATTTCTACTTTAGGTTTAGATTTTGGTTTCGCGCCTGCAATGAAATGATCGAACATAAAAAATCCGATTAAACATACGACTGCAAATATAAAAAATAATCCATGTTTAAATTTTTTCTCTTCTTCATCCAGAACTTTAATTTCTTTTTCTAAATCTTTTAAATCCATTGTTACCTCTCCTTTTGTTTGAAGCCATCACAGTTTTCAAGCCATACTGGATCGAAATTACATGGCCAGCAAAACCAACCATTTCTTATTCCATGAGAACTTGCTTTTATATTTAATTTGTTAATAATTGCTTGTTGGTTGGTAAGTTTTTCTGAAACACTAAACATTCTAACGTATATAGGGAAATCTTCCAGTCCTGGATATGCACATTTAGAATGACAATCTCCTGCCACGTTTCTTCTATATTTACATTGGTAACAGTCCGGTTTCATAACTTTACTCCGCTTGATACGGTTAACATTCCTTTTTCTATTTGACGTACTCTCCTTTCGTTTTCTTCGTAGTTGTGATGTTTTTTAGTAACGGCTTTCATAATTGATAGCCATCTTTTTCTTGCACTCATAGTTTTTTGAAACTTGCGCGGTAAAGTGTTTTTAAAATTAAGGTTTGAATCGTAATTTTTAACTATGTTTTCCATTTTCATAAACTGTAAAAAAGCTTTTAAACTAGGTCCTGATAATTTTTCTGCTCCGTCTGTTGACATTTTAATCTCCTTTTTTAAAAACTAATTTCTTTTTACGTTTACCACTTTGCCTCTTAGCTTTTCTTTCTAGTGGTTGATATGCTATTGAAGCTCTATCTAACTCTTCTTGTGTCTTATAAATAAAGGCTTTATCTAGAATAGTTTTCATATTGTCTGTAAACTCATAATAAATTTTTCTTTTAGTTCTTACTACTTTTAAAACGCCTACCATTGCAAAATCCTGTATAACCTGCTCGACCGTAAATGAAGTATAACTGCTTGCTCTTTGGATATTTCTTTTTGTAGGTTCTAAGGTTTCTGATTTATTTAATTTATAAGTTTGTCTTAAAATTTCTTCATCCCTTTGATTAACCGTATCTAATGCAATTTTTCTAATAAGTTTTAAATCATCTTCGTTTACTTCACTTCGTCCGTATACTAAAGCTCTCATAATCGCAGTCGTGGCAAGCATTGTACAAAGACGCATAGGCATTTCAACAGTAGGCTTTGATTTTATAAAGTCTCTTCTGAATCTATCTCTTGAAACACCACTTCGCATATGTGCTGTATACATTGATATTGCACCTATTTGGTCTCTTGCCCAATGGGGTAATGTAGGTAATTTTTTTCCCTCTTTTTCTATCCTGGCGATTATATTTTTTACAGCACTGTAAACTATATGAGATGTGTGATCGTCTAAATTTTCTTCTTTACCGATATTATCCATACCTTTGTGCATCATTTTCATTTGAACTTCTAAATCGGAACTATAAGGCAGGACGTATTTTCCAAAACGTTCACCTAAAGAATTTGATAAAGAAGCTTCATCGTATATTTGAAATGTAACGCCTGATATGATAGAGAAGTTAAGTTTATTGTAACGCCGTTTAACACCGTTTCCGAAATCTTTTCCTGAATAACCGTCATAAGAATCTCTAAGCTGACCGAATATTTCATTCTTTTCATTCTCATTCCCGCTTAATATAGGAGTAAAATCTTTTATAAATAATGTTTTAGGAGAATTTTCAAACGTAGCAAGTAAGCTTGGATCTTGATTTAATTTCATCCCAGATATTAAAGTATGACTTGTTAGGTTACTTGTATAATGCGCGAGTATATCATACGGTTCACCGGTAAATTTAAAACCGTTTATTATTTCTGTTTTTCCAGAAGAGGGAGGAGCGACTAAAAAATACCATAACGGTCTTGTACCGAATAAATTTGAGATTAAAGAAATAAAACATAATTCAATTGCCCCACGGTCTGGGTTGTGCATTTTACTTTCAAAAGCTCTAAAAGCATCTTCAATCGTAATAGACGGATCTATTGTAGGTGCTTCTAAAGTTTGTTCTGATTCATCTGTTTCTTCTTTTCCTGGAACAGAAGTACGAACATAACCTAATAATTTCTGTAGTGCGGCTTTTGGTTTTTTAGTTTTTAAAAACGTATTAACTATAAAATCCCTAATGTCATAACCTATTTCAAACTTTGGAGGCCAGTGTAAAAATCTAACTCCTGAAGTAATACCGTTTAAACGTTTAGCAACCATTTCTTGGCCTTTATCACCGGCTTTATCATGGTCATAACAAACATAAACTTTTCTTTGTTTAAAATATTCTACCCATTCAACTTTAAAAACATTAGCTCCAGGAGAACAAACCGCGTTACCTTTTGCTTTAGCTTTTCTTAATAAATACTGCATAGCTATAGTATCCCATTCACCTTCACAAATATATACAGGTGCTTTAGGATCCTTTATTATATTATGTAAACCGAATAAACCAGTCTTAGCCTGGGATGTTGAAATAACTTTATGACCGATTTTAAATAAACGTAAATCCTGGACCTGGCCTTTAATATCTCTAACTGCTATAGAATATTGTCCTTCGTGAAAACCTAATTCCCAATTTCTAAAAGATGATTTAGGTAAATTTCTATCCCGGGCTAAACGACGCAGAGCTTTATCAGTTAAATTTTTCTTATTACGTTCATTGATTAAATCTAAAAACTTAAATAAATTTCCAGATTCACCACAAACTTTACAATCCCACAAAAGTTTTTCTTTATTAATATAGAAATGAAAATCTTTATTACAAAAAGGACAATCACCTATTACCTGATTCCCACTCACCTTATGCAGATGAACATTGTGCATCGTAAAAGCTCTTAATTTTTTGAGCTCTGCTTTATCTAATTTAAGTTCTTTAGCCAATGTATTATTCCTTCGCGTCTGACCATCTTGTTGTTGTATATTTCATACTTATTGGAAGTTTTACCGGGATACCTACTAAGGCTGAATCTTTCTGCATAATTCTTATTATATCTTTTTGTAATTCTTTACAGTGTAACTGTAGTGGAATTTCTAAAATTAATTCATCATGTAACGGTAATAATATTTTACAACCTATCCATTTTGTTCTAAAAAGATACTCAAGCTTAAGCATAGCATTTTTCATAATATCAGCACAAGTCCCTTGAACATAATAATTAACCGCTTTATATTCAAGACCTTCTGGAATTAAATAACGTCGACCGAACGCATTACATATGTACTCTGAATCTGAAGCTTCTTCCATCATTTCTTGTACAAAATCGCTTACACCGGGTAATCTTTCATCAAATTGTCTTATTGTCTCTAAAGCTTTTTTTCTATTACATCCTAGTAAATCGCTTGCGGCACCAACGCCACCGCCATATTGCTTAAGAAACATCATTGTCTTTCCCTTTTTTCTATACAACTTTTTATTTTCTTCCCAGTCAGGCATTTGTCCCCAACAATGCTTTCCTGTTATAGCATGAAAATCTTCTCCGCTTAATAAAGCGTTCATCATTATTTTGTCTTGCGCTTTAAAACCAAATATCCAAACTTCCATTTGAGAATAATCTGGAAGATACCACATGTAACCTTTCCGGGGACCTAAGGCTTCTCTCGGCTTTAAACCTATGTCTGCTTTTTTATTAGCATTATCTTCAGCCGCAACTCCTAATAAATTTGGATCTGAACAACTAAATCTTCCCGTAACTGTACCCGTTTGTTTTAAGTTAGGGTGTAAGGTCCAGATATTATTTTCTTTAACCATATATTTTTCATAGGGTTTTATAAATTTAGTTAACATACTTTCGCCGGCTTTATGTTCTAATATAGCTTTAGCTAATTTATCTTTTTTAGCTAACCTGCAAAGTTCATCATTATCTATACTAGGTGCTCCTGTTTTTTTTGAGTATTTAGCTGTAGTATATCCTTTTTCATCGCAGAATTTTTTAACCATTTGTTTTGGACTTTTAAAATTTAAATCTTTACCCCCACGTTTGTGCGCTCTTTTTAACCACTCTTCACTGTAACTTTTATAGAAAATTTTTAAGTCTTTAAGATGATCTTTAAAAACTTTTATGCCGGTTTTTTCTGTACGATATATTAGTTTGGCCAATCTTAATTCTTTTGCATATATAGCTACCATTTCAGGTATTGTTAAAAGCTCGGGATGTAACATTAAGAAAATACCCAATGTTCTTTTAGCGTCTAAGATAGCATATTCTTTACATAATTTTCTATCCCCTAACCAGTAGTCAGCTTTTAAAGGTTCTTTGCCATGTGTTTCTTTGGTAGCAATACACCAGCCTTTTTTCTTTGCTTCGCGTCTTCCTTTTTGAACAGATTTTAATAAATCTTTCTGGTCATCATCATTCATATTAAAAAATTCTTTACATAACGGTTTTAAGCCGTATTGTCTTAAACTTCCACCTGTATAGATATGCGATAATATCTGAGTATCGTGAATATTTTTCCAGTTAAATTTTATCCCAGATTTCCTACTCATTCTAATATCAAACATCAAATTATGCCCTATCTTCACTATATCAGGATCACTCAATATTTCACTCATAGCACGTAAGCTTTTTCTCTCAGGAATAACTTCTCGTGTTTTAGGGTCTACTTCCCAGCGCACATATGCCGTGTTTTCATACTGATCGCAGAATGAAAATGCAAAAGGCCGGGATGGATAAAAACCGTAGAGGCCGTAAGTTCCCCACGGATTTAATCCAGTAGTCTCTGTGTCGTAACCTATTAAGTTTCCTTTAAGTGAAGATAGCGACATAATTTTATTTCTTTTTTAAATATAAAATCGCACTTTTTAAAATTTTAATGTTATCTTTAAAAAAGCCTAACCCAACATTACATTTAAAACATAAAAGGCCTCTTATACATTTCCCACAGGATTTTTTACTTGGACAACATTTTCTATTATGATCTACAACAGGAGAACTTTTAACAGTAAAAATATTTTTACAAATTAAACATTTATCTTTTTGTTTTTTAAGTAATTTTTTAAATTGATCTGGAGTTAGTCCATAACGATGTTTTATAAGAGCTGCTTTATTTTTACCGTTTTTAATAGAAATTTTTTTATAAGCTTTTATTTTTTTAGGATATTTTTTATTCCATATTAAATTACATTTTTTATTAGCTTCTTTTTGTTTTAAACTTTTCATAGAGTCCTTAAACTAGGGTGAGTCTGCTGAATTTACTTTATTCGCGCCTTTCACCCTAGGGACATAATTAAACATTAATTAAAAGGGTTAATAATTTATTTTTTCTTTTTAGAAGATTTTTTCTTCTTGGTCTTTTTTTCTTTTTTAGTTTTCTTAGTTTTCTTTTCTTTTTTTTCTTTCTTTTTCTTTTTAGGAGCTTCTTCTTCCTCTTCTTCATCTTCTTCAGGTAAAGAAATATCTTCAATACCTAAGGTATAAGTTTTCTTTGCGTGTTTAACTTTTACTTTTTCTTCATCATCTAAAAGTTTAACAACTTTACCTTCAACCATTTTACCTTTTTTATTCTCAAAACAAACCGTCATGCCCACACTAATTTCGGCTGTTTCTTCTTCGTCTTCATCTCCTTCATCATCTTCAGAATCATCTTCAGAGTCTTCATCGTCGTCTTCTTCCTCATCTTCCTCGGCGTCTTCATCTCCATCAGTTTCATCATCCTCGTCATCTTCATCCCCTTCATAATCCTCATCATCATCTTCATCATCGTCTTCCTCTTCAGCATCTTCATCACCAAAGTCACCTTGGTCAATTTCTGAAAGAAGCTTATCAATATAAAGATATTGATTATCATCTTTTGTTTTCAAGATAATTTTTACTTCAGGATTTGCTTCGTCGATAATCTCAGCAATTTCCTCAAGCTTGGTTAAGTCATCAGGCAACTCAAAACCGTATTTTTTAAGTTCTCTGCCTAACCACATTTGATTATCTTCTGATTCAACAGGTAAATACTTCCAACGATTTTCTCCTTTAAAATCGCCCGCAATAATCTTATATTGAAACATCATATTAAGATTTTTGTTTTTTGATTCCATCATTTCACATTTGACAACTTCAGCTTTATATCTTCCGTCATCAATTTCTGTTTCTTCAAAACCTTCCTTAGCACGTTTCCGTGCATTCTTAACTGTCTTACTGAATTTTTTAAGTCTACTAAAAAATTTTGATTTACCCATTTTGATTCTCCTTAGATTATTTAACTACTTTATTTTAACTTTAACTTTTTCTTCAACTTCAGTTTCTTTTTTCCCCCTTTCAATGTGTTGTTAAAAGCTGAAATGAAATTTGCATAAGCTTCACTTGAACTTTTACCCATATTAATTTTTTTAATTCTTTTACCATCTTCATATTTGAAATGATTTTTTAATCTATGTCCAGCATCAATTTCACTATTTCCCTGTATAACTAAATATCTTTCTTCATTTTCATAATCATAGTTTACCCAAATATCTATTAAACCTTCAAGAACATCTTTAGCTTGTCCTGGCATAGAAGAACTAACTTTATGATAAGATTCATTTTTTCTTGTTTTTATTTCTTCATCTCTGGAATGTGAAATAAAAATTACGCCTTTGCCTGAGTGTAAAAGTTTAGTGATTACTTTTGTGTATTCTTTTCTCACAGCTTTCCAACCTTTACCGTATCCTTCATCTCCAGGATGTTCTATTATTAATTTTTCGCAGACGTAATCCATGCAATATTCGTATGAATAATCCGCCGTGTCAATTACGATTGTTTTAAAGCGTTTATCTTTTATAGCAAGGTTAACATACTCTTTAAATTCTGACCAATTTTGAACAGATACTTGATAAATTTTTAAAGCTTTACCGCCAGGTTCACACATTAAAAATAAGGTATCTTTAAATTCTGAGGCTAAACTGGTTTTTCCAATTTTCTTTTTACCATAAATAAGCATAGAATAATCCTGCAGAATTGATGAAGGTATTGATTTTGTTTCCGGTAAAGTTAAACTTAATTTTTCTTTCTTTTTCTTTTTTTTCATTTTGTTTTCCTTTTATTAATTTTTTTATATTATTAAAACGGATTGTCTACTGTTGGTTTTATTGGTTGTAATGGCTTACCGAAATTGAGAACATTAATCCATAACTTTCCTGTAAATAGAATTTTTATTCTCTCTGGAAAGGATAATTGCCAACAATGAAATACACGGCCTCCTTGTTTCTCATCTTCGTAAACAGGAAGTTGTAAGTATTCTGGTTGACTTTCCGCATAAACTCTATTCTGTTGTTTAAATTTTATAGGCAACATTTCGTTCTCCTTTAAAACATTTCTAATTCTTTAAATAATATTTTACGTTTTTTAATAGATGAATAATCTCCAGAACTGCACGTCGGAAGAAATAAACATCGGCCGTATTTTCCAACACATGAATAAGTATTTTTATAATGCGGAACTTTTCCTTCCCACCAATCATAAAAATCTTTAATTATTCCAACTAAATCTTTTTCAAACTTCTTTAAATCAAAATCAACTATGGCATTTGGAAATCTTTGGAAATAAAAATCAGGTCTGTCTTCAACATCTTTTTTAATTCTTAAAGAAAATTTTAATAAGCTTTCTCCTTTTTTCTGGTTTAAACACGGACGTCTAACAATATTATAAATTACTCCTTCAGGTACTTCGCTGTAGATATTTTTTAAAGCTCTTAAGTAAAACAAAACTTGCGTATCTATTGCTAAAGTATCTATTATATCATTAGCATTAATTTGACTTTTAAATTTAGATTCGAATAACCACAACCCGCCATGTTTTCTAAATTCTCCGTCTTTTTTCCCGGTAAGACGTGTCTTTCTACCATCTGGTAATACAAATTTCTGATTAAATTTTTCTTCTAAGCCTAACCATTTAATTTTCTTTAAATCTTTTTTATAGTAATCAAAATAAAGCGGAAGAATAACCTCTATTAAAGCTAGTGAATATTCTAAATACTCCAGTCCATATCTATCTGTACGAGGATTTTCTTTTAGCCATTGTTTTTCAACACGCTTTGCATATTTTTTTATTTCTTTTTTCCCAGGATTAACTTTATTTTTATTGATAATAATATCAGAATAAGCGTGATCTAAAACTTCATGTCCAACTGTTCCATAGGTTAAACACAATTTATGGTATATAGAATCCCAGCCTTGCAGATAAAATTTAGCTTTCTGCCTACATTCCAGCCACATAGAAATTAAACTTTGAGTAATTCCATGCTTCTCTATATTATAAAACTGTTTTCGTTTTTTAATTTTCATTTAAAAATCACCTTTTAAATATAGCCCTAGGCCGACTGCATCCCAGGCATGGTTAGTAATTTCTTTTTTTAAAACTTTTTTAGAATAAATTCTTTTTATTCTTTTTATAACCGCTTCCTTAGGCATTTGACCTTTCCATTTTACAACTTCAATTAGTTCCCAACTTTTACACCATTTTTTTGTAGCTGTAAAACGCCCGATAAGAATTCCTACAAAATAAGTAAGCTTAACTAAATCCCCTTTCCCTGCAACCATATCTCCTTTTACTCCAGAAAATTTAGCAGGAAATTCAATATAGATTTTAAAAGGTAAACCAAAAGATATTGTTTGTAACTGTTTTAAAATATCTTCAATCTTATTTTCCCAACACATTTGTTTAGAATGAATATTACCGTGATCTTGTAAATTCCATTTATGATCGAACAGTGCCCAACCTGTTCCTGCAATTCCTGGATCAATACATAAATTGTGCATATAATACTCCTTAATAATTGAATGCTTCAAAAATTTTTCTTTCCGCAAACCTGATTCCATGTTTTAAGTATTCCGGATAAGCTATTTTAGAATAGTTACCTATGTTATTCTTTGGGAAGTTTCTAAATTTTTGTACATCGTATTTTGTTTCTGTATAGTCGAGAAGCCACATTGAGTGTTTACGACAATCTTCTTGCCTTAAGATATATTTTATATCATTAAAATCTTTACCTAAATATGTATTATACCACCAAACGTTTCTATCTTTTGCCCAACCTTCTTTGCATTTATGAGACCAATATGACATATACCAGTCTATCGGATTGCGGACGAATGCTACAGAAGGAAGATCTTTAATATTATTCCATAACGATTTATTTTTGTCTTCTTTAAACATATCTTTCGTCCAGTGCGGATCATCACCAAGATATATTTCTTCTTTAATATTAGCTTGGCAATTTAAAATAAACCAACTACCGCCTGTTTTTGGGATGTGATAGTAAACAAATTTACCTGGTACGTATATCATTTCGTTTCCTCCAGCTTTTTAAAACGCTTTCTAAGAAGTTTTTAGAGGTTTTATGTTTGGATCTTACTGCAGAAAGAACATCAACATCTATTGTTTTGCGGCAAAGTAGATCTATATAAAGAAGAGGTTGTTTCTTTTTCGGATGTTCTATTCTTTTTTCCGTTTGAGCTCTGACTTCCGTACTCCACCAATTACTGTAGTAAATTGCTGTACTCGCTACTGACCAATCTAATCCGTATTTTCCGCACATTGGCTGAGCTAACATAATTTGTTTCTTTCCATCTTTGAAATCTTTTTCCCCTTCTTTCTTATTAGCATTATAAAATGCGCACTTATATTTTCTATTTTCTAAATAAAGTAAAGCACTTTCCATCTCTAAAGTATGCTTAAACCAGATTACAATTGATTGATTTTTTAATTCTGATTTTAATAAATTATTAATTTCTATTATTTTTGCATCAGATAAATGTTCTTCCTTAGGAGAAAATCCACCACAGACTCTTTGCATCCAGCCTAATTTTACCGGAACAAATTTTGTCATTATATAATTACCATCTTTATCTTCATACTCAAACGTTTTTTCTATCTCTTTATATATCTTTTTCTGTAAAGGATTTAATTCTACATAACGTTTTTCATATATTTTCTTATTTCCAATACCGG